AAATATTTATAGGACCAACCTTCTATCAGCGATTGAAGCACATGGTAATTGATAAGAAGCATTCAAGAGCCAAGGGGCCGATTGTATCGTTGACACGACAGCCGTGTGAAGGAAGGTCTCGCGATGGAGGATTGCGAGTTGGAGAGATGGAACGTGACTGTATGATTTCACATGGAATCTCTGCCTTTACGAAAGAGAGACTGATGGATGTTTCTGATCCATTCCCTACTGGTGTTTGTAAGACTTGTGGAACACTTGCGATAGTCAATTCAAAAGAAGGCATATATCAATGTGGTGCATGCGGTAACCAAACAGATTTTATTGAGAAGACAATTCCTTACGCAATGAAGCTTTGGATGCAGGAATTGGAAGCCATGCATATTACACCTCGCATGATTATGGAATAAATTCGTCGCGCCGTAATTTTTTTTCCTGCCACTAAGCATACACATAAAATGGGAGGAGGTTTGTTACAACTCGTCAGCTACGGAGCGCAAGATATCTACATTTCTGGTAATCCACAAATTACCTTCTGGAAGGTTCTCTTCAAGAGACACACCAACTTTGCTATGGAGTCCATTGAAGTCACCTTCAACGGACAGGCCGACTTCAACAAGCGTGTCACTGCTATCATCAATCGTAATGCCGATTTGATGTACCGAACTTACGTTCAGGTTGTGTTGCCAACTGTTGATTTGGTTTCTCTTAACGCCAGCGTGCGACGTTTCCGTTGGTTGAACTACATCGGTCACCGATTGATCAAGACTGTTGAGCTTGAAATCGGAGGTCAACGAATTGACCGACAATACGGAGACTGGATGCAAATCTGGACTCAGCTTTCTCAAGATGCCGGAACCATCTCCGCTCTTGATGATATGATTGGTAACACCCATGACTTGGTCTTGATGAAGGACGGTAAGGGTTACCAGTTGGATGCTTCTTGCGCTGGATCTGAGTTGACTAACTCATGTGCTCCACGTGCCGGAACCCCAGCCAAGACTCTCTACATCCCTCTCCAGTTCTGGTTCTGCCGAAATCCTGGTTTGGCCATTCCTTTGATTGCTCTTCAATACCACGAAGTGCGTATCAACGTTGAGTTTGAGCAATGGATCAACTGCACCTACGTTGAATTGGTGTCTGGACAGACTGCTCCTACCTCAATTCAGTCCTTGACTGCTGCCTCTTTGTACATTGATTATATCTACTTGGACACTGAGGAGCGACGACGATTCGCCCAACAGACTCATGAATACCTCATTGAGCAACTCCAATTCACTGGTGCTGAATCCATCACCTCTTCTTCCAACAAGATCCAGTTGAACTTCAACCACCCTGTCAAGGAGCTTGTCTGGGTTGTCCAACGTGACTCGTTCGTTGACTGCACTCCTAACCAAGGTTTCATTGCTGAGGTTAACGGTATGCAGCCATTCAACTACTCTGATGACTTCACTACTGAGGGTATCGTCATGGACGTCCTTGCTCGTGGAGGTTTGGCCGGTGGTGCCAATGCTGCTGTTGTCCCAACTGCTTCCAACGATGGTCCATCTGGTCCTTACCTCCCAGGTCTTGGTCTCCAATCTGGTCCATCTCTCCAAGGTGCCTCTTGGTTGGATTCTACCACTCCAAGCTTCACCCAACAAGGAGAACAGGCGGTTGTCTTCGAGGACACCACCAACTACTTGCTCGCCAAGGTCATCCTTGCCTCTGGAGTCAAGTGTGAAGGTAAGAACCCTGTTGAAGTCGCCAAGCTCCAACTCAACGGACAAGATCGTTTCACTGAACGTGAGGGACGATACTTCTCGGTTGTCCAACCATTCCAACACCACACTCGTACTCCTTCCAAGGGTATCAACGTGTACTCCTTCGCGCTCAAGCCTGAGGAACATCAGCCATCTGGTTCATGCAACTTCTCTCGTATTGACAAGGCCACTCTCCAACTCACTGTGTCCGTTAACACCGTGCGATCTGGACGTACTGCCCAAGTGCGTGTGTATGCCGTCAACTACAACGTGTTGCGTGTGATGTCTGGTATGGGAGGTCTTGCATACTCCAACTAAACACTGGGTGTTCGTGTTTATATTTTGTTAGCGTTCTGCTAACTGTGTAGGCTAGGGGTTAGCCATTATTTGAGGTTGGAAATCCAATATCAAATAATACGATTGTTAACAAGACGATTTGATTTATATGTAAAATGCATGATTGAATGATATATTACCAGTTTTGACTTCAAATGGATCCGTCCATTTATCCACTATGCAAACTGGCATTCTTTCATACAAATTAGAGAGTGGATTTCTAAGTACAACCGGTGTTGCACCACATAATAAACTTTCGTAGATACGATGAGTGTCTATTCCTGTTCCTTCAGGACACAATACAAATTTAGATTTAGAAAGATCATTGAAGTATTCTTCCACAGTTAGATTGTCGCGAAATACTACCTTTGGATTGTCCTTAAAACAGTCTATACATTCCTGTCTTTTTGTTACATTTGTTCTAGGTTGAAAATTTGCATATATTTCAATCGTTCGTTCCTGCTTTGGCACATTGAAAGTTTTCAAAAAAGGCAGGTGAATATCTGCAAAGCCTATAGGAATAGTCTTCAAAATAGGATGAGATACCGTAGTATTGATTGCGTAGATACGGTATGCAATTGGTAGAAGAAATGCCAATTCTTGATATCCGAATGATCTGTCACTGTTATGAACTATGAAATTATATTTATGACGTACCCAATTGAATTTATTATTCATTGGTCTTCTAAATTGAAATAAACAATCACCATTAATGAATATCCAATCACCATCTCTTGCCATTGAACCATTATATTTTCTAAAATCGTATCTATAATCAAACGTCCAATCGCACCTTTGTGCGAATGATAATCCTGAAATCATCTTTAATAATTTATAAATTAGTAATGGTAAATGTTTTTTCATTCTGTCTTTATGGTCCACAGATACCCAGGTATTATGATGGAATGTTAAGTAATATAGAACTAATAAAAACACACTATCCTACTTGGAAAACATATATTTATACTGGATCGGATGTCACAGAAGAGTTCATTCGTATATTGAAATCATATTCAAATGTAGTTATTCGTCCTACTGGAAAGACAGGACCTAGAAATATGATAGATAGATTCTTTGCAATTGATGAACCCGATGTAGAACTCATGGAAGTTCGGGATGCAGATAGTCGTATTCATTGGAAAGATAGATGGGCGATTAATCAATTTGTAAATAGCAAGTTCAAAGTTCATGCTATTCGTGATAATCCTTGTCATTGTTATCCTTTGTTAGGAGGCTTGTGGGGAATGCGAAAAATAAATGGGTTATCTATTCGTAGTGCTTATGAAAAATTTAAGTTAAATCCAACAGATGGTGGAATAGGATTGGATCAAGACTTTTTAAATCATTGTTTGTATGAACTTTTAGATGGAAGAGTAATTCTTGCACATGTTAGCATTCATTATAAAACACGAAAGGACGTTCTAGTTGAATTTCCATTCAAATATACCAACGATATCTATTGCGGTCGTATAGAAGATTCTTCGTTTAAAGATCGTTCTGAAATAGTGCAATTAACCAGTAAAATAAATATTCCAAGGCTTTCAATAAACTTTCCTAAGTAGAAACAAATGGAAGGAGGTATGAAGAAAGTTGGCTCTCGCGCCCAAGTGATGCACGGAACTGCGGTCAAGACTTCGGGTGGTTTGACTCGCAAGGATTTGAAGTATAACAAGTCTGGCAGAATTGTATCTGTTAAGAAATCACACACTGCCAAGAAAGATAAGCGACTTGAAAAACACGGTTACAAAACTCGCAAGGGAGTCTTCGGTGCCATCAAGCATCATTAATAAGTTAAATTATACCTGATTTCAAGAAATACTAACCGGTATTTGTTGATTTTACGAGTATGTCAATGAATTGCCAATGGTGGAGTATATATAATTTGTACCTATCGCTGTACTAGTGCCTGTCGTCCAACTTGTAGCATCTGCAGAATACAATTCAACAACTGATGGTGTGAGTGTGTATGCTGAGATTACAAATTTATTTGCTGTATCACTCCATGATATGGATGCTGCATAAATATTGTTGAGTGCTGGAACTGAAACTTGAGTCCATGATGTACCATTGTTAGTAGAGTATGCAACATATCCATTACCACTGTTATCAAGTCCAACTGCTACAACTCTTGAACTGTTGCAATGAATTGCCATTATATTGTATAGAAAACTGGGAGTAGAACCAGTTCCTGTATAACGTGTTGTAAATGTCTTACCATCAGTAGAATTTGCAATAAGATTAGCCCAAATAGCATAAAAGTAACCATTTCCATAGGTTAGACGAATAGTACCTGAACCTTGTGAATATCCAGACCATGTTGATTGAGTCCAATCACTATTGGTTAATGGACCTGGTGAATTTGGCACCCAAAAGATAGAAGCACCTGTACCCGATACAGTGGATGCTCCAGATACAACTAAATTTGTTCCATCAGTAACGATTGATTGAAACCCAACTATGTCTGGAGAAGGCACAGCAGTCCATGAAATACCGTTCAATGATTTATAAAGCAATACTGACGATTTAAAAGATCCTCCTGCATAAACAGTATTTGCTGAACGATCTATTGTAATTGATCTAACAACAGTGTCAATAACAGGATCAATTTGAACGATGGTCCAAGAATAACCATCTGCTGAAAGTGCAATACTGAATCCTGAATTTACACCATTGCTTTGACCTCCAATAACCCATTGGTATCCACTTATATTAGCACGTATTCCAGCATTAACTATTCCTAAAAATGGAGTGCTTATAGTGTCCTGATTCCATGTAGCACCTCCATCTGTAGAATAATAAAGATAACCTCCACCAGCAAGAAAATCAATTCCTGTAACCGTTGAAACACATGTAATACAATTCAACAACAACTTACCGTCATTCAGCGTCAAACGATAATCATTGCTTTTTGAAAAAAAGTTTCTAACAGGTATAGGTGTCTTCGCTGCGATTATTTGACGTGTGGACGCAGTGACATCACTTGGATTCTGTTGAACGTATTTAGAACCCGATACGTCCGATGGATATCCAAGAAAATTTGCATTCGTTGTCAATGGTTGCCCACTCATTTGTTATCATCACAGAAAATGGATTTTCCGAAGACTAGAAAATTAGATGTAGCCATGAATATATTTTACCTACACACCGACCCCAAAAAAGCAGCAGAATATCACTGCGATAAACACGTTGTTAAGATGATTATTGAATCAGCCCAGATGCTATACTGCGCTCATTGGGTTCTCAATCCTGAAAATCTTCCAGAAAATGCATACAAATTAGCCCACAAAAACCACCCATCCTCTATCTGGGTACGAGAGAGTTACGATAACTATATGTGGTTATGCCATCTTGCTTGGTGGCTATGCCGTGAATACCAATTCCGTTATGGAAATCAAAAGTCACACAAAACCGAAGCCCATATTGAATGGTTACTTGCAAATCCTCCTGAAAGCATACCCGTTATTGGCTATACTCCACTCCGACTTGCTATGCCGAATGAATACAAACGAGAAGACCCTGTTGAATCCTATCGTTTGTTCTATGTTGAATCTAAGTTAAAAGAACGAAATATTGTAAAATACACCAAACGTCCTTGGCCAGAATTCTTACCTACGACGACGACCGCCTAAGAAGGTTGCAGTTCCGACACCAGGATAGTTCAAGACAAACGCATAGTATGGGTAGTAGATGGTTGCGAAGAAGAAATCAAGAATAGCCCAACCAATTGAACCATATTTGTCATAGGACAACTTGGCTGCTCCTACGTGGAACGCAATCAAAAGAATGGAAGAAATAATGGTAACCAAAATACCAGCACCTCCTACAAGAAATGCAAGACCACTGCTTGATTGACTTGAAGGAGTTTCATTGGAAGTAGGAGCTAACGCACTACTGGGGGCAGGAGCAGGAGTACTCATTGTTTATATCTTCAGAAAGATTTAGAAAAATGGATTTTTTTTAGTCATTATAGTCTAAGTTAAACGAAATGGTATTAACCGAAGATACTGGTTTGGTACTTGAAATGGCATTGTGTATTGCATTCGATACTCCTTATAACGGTACATTCAAATACTCTATGGAAGAAGCACAACAATTATCACACAGATTCAAATCTTTGACCAAGAAGATACCAAAACTTATTCACACTGCAAGAAAGGGTGCAAGATATGATTTCAGTGGAAAAGATGATCCGTCCTATCATTTGAGTGCAAAATCAACTAAGAAAGATGGTAAAGTTGCTCCACAAGTGATTGGCCAACCAAGCGTACAGAAATTCTGTGAACTAATTGGTATCAAAAACGAAGGCATTCCTGCAGTCAAACAGTATATTCAACAGAACATTGCAAGGATATTGAAACTCTTGGTACATTACACATTCGATTCTACAATAGTCTATTACAACAAATCAAAAAACTCTATTCGACTGATATCACTTATTGTTCCTATAGATTGGGACTCTGTTCAATACACTTGGACGAGATCATACGAAACTTGGGAAAATTCTTCAACACTTCGAGTCATTATAAACGAAAAACCTATATCAATTTTGGAAATTCAATTCCACAATACTCGTTCAAATATGGCAATACGATGGAGCTTTGAAAATCTACTCCTTGCATTCAAGAATAACTTTCTTATTGAGAACGTTTAAGACAGAACAGATATTCTTTGATCGATGCATCTTCATTGTACTCGAATGACTTGAATCGTTTATACTCCTTCTCAATTACACTCATCTGTCCATAAACACTCATCAATTCGATGACTTTTTCCTTAGATAGAATACTCTCACTATTGTAGGACATAAATATCCATTGACTCTTCAAGTTTGATAAGAGTCGAACCAACGCATTTTCTGTTTCTTTTTTTCTACAAAATGGAGATAGGAAACAGCTCTCAGGAATACCAGTTTTACCCTTTAAAGGCAGTTCTATCTCCTGCTGTTTTGGAGTCAATGCAATCATATTGAGTGGAAAGTAGTTCTTTGAATACTGTCGTTCATTGTACGGAGGATCAAGATACGCAAAGTCTACATTCACTGCTTCCAATAATTTATCCGATAATACATCTTCTTGAAAGGTAGACGATTGTTGTTTTGGACTTTCAATAATAGTGTGTATTGGTTCAAGAACTAGATTTTTCAAAGCCTTTGCTTTAAAGTTTTTTAGATAACATCCATAGACTGCAGGTACATTACTCACTGCATCTGAACTCAGAATAAGAGATGCGAGTACAAATTTATATTCATCTTCATTCATTGACGATCTAAGGTCTTCAATACGGGTTCGAATATAATCGATTCTTTTTGCATTGTCTATCGTGAAGAACATACGTTCATTTCCATCATTAGGACTGTATTTGCTTGTTATAAATCCAATTGTCTCTTCATACTTCTTTTCGTTGATTTCTTGATTGAGAATAGTGATGATATTCTTACAGTTTTCAGTATAGATTGAACGTGTTAATGCGTGTGTAATAATTGAACTATAAAGCTCTACATCGTTCGAAAACACAATTGCATTTTTAAGACGGAAATGATATGATACTATCCCTGTTCCTGCAAAGAGATCTGCAAATCTCTTATCCTCAAAAGAACTCCAACCTGTTTTTTCAAGTATATTGGTCTCTATCCAGGTAAGCAGTTGATATTTTGAACCTATATAGTTAAGACGATTGACATTCATAGATGAATACAATTGATTATTGATTCTATTATTCGTTTTACGAATGTTTGCGTTGAAGCACTTTCATAACGAACCCCCCTACATAATAAATGAGTGACGACTTGGTAGTGGCTAAAACTGTTCAAACAGCACCAATCCGTATTCTTGCTGAAGGTCTGAAATCAATGTTGGTTGAGATGTCTTTGGTCTTCGATAAAGACGGAATTCGTATGATTGCGATGGACAATACGCGCACTGTTCTTATTCATATGAGACTCTATGCGAACAAATTCGAGCACTACGAATACAATCACAC